GTGTCTGCGATTACGATTCCTTTTATAACTCTATGGAAATCTCCTTGACAGTTCTTAAATAATACAGAACCTCTAGGATGCATTATGTTAGATGCTGGTATTACACGGATGTTACCTCCTGTGTTAATCCACATCGTACAATTATATGGTAACGGTATGAATAGACCGGTTGAATCTACTGGGTAAATCTGACCTGACTCAAGCGTTAAGCCTATTCCAGATATAGTTCCTCCTTCACATCTCGTTGGTTGAAAATTAACTGGTGTTCCAGAGAATCCTCGTATTTTTGCAAAAATGTTTTTCATATTACGAATTTATAAAAAAAAAGGATGGGATCGACAGCTAACCCCACCCTTTTCAAGATTTTTAAAATTGTATGTTACTACGTCTTACTCGTTTAAGCTTGTAGGAACAAGTCCTCTTGCAGCTAAAGCAGCGTTAGTAATAAACTGTCCTAGCAATACTCCACCTCCATTCGCTCCAACTAAGGTATCAGGATTAGTGTTTGCTAATTCGAAGTAAACCAATACGCTTCCTTTTGCATTCTGAGTAGACAATAAGTCTCTGTGCTCTTCTCTCCAACGAAGTTGTAAAACTCCGTAAGTAGCTAAAGCTACAACGTTTTGATCTCTAGCAGTTGGAGGAGTAGACAACATGTGATTCTGTCCTTCGAATCCATGAGATAAGTACTCATTCATCGCCACATCTTCGTACTCTCCTACACCTTCGTAAGAAGCAGCAACAACTGCTGGTCTAACTAACGAGTCAGAGAAGTAAACTTCAAAACGATTCGTGTAGTAATCTCTGAATGTGTTAACATCAAAGTAGTTTCTGATTCCTACGAATCTTAATCCGTAGTTTGTTGCTGGCGTACCAAAGGCATCATCAACTGCAACTACAGCAGCACTGTTCCCTCTATAAGGAGACTTCAATGTTATAGTGTTATTCACTAAATCAATACTGTCGATGATGTAAGAATCACCTAAGATTTGAATCTCATTACCTACTGCAGGAGCACCAGTGATAGCACCTGCGAATTGTACCAATGTAGAATTGAACGCTACAGATGCATTACCTAATGCATTGGCAATTATAGTAGCATCTGAAGTTATAGAAACAGACAAATAGTTTTGCTCTCCTAATCCTATTCCTAAAGATTCTAAAGCTAAGTTTCTACCTAACTGTTCAGCTAATCCGTGAGCAACTTCTAACTGAGAAGCAGTACTATCAGTTTTGTATTGACCTGCTATAGCAGTTTGAGGAAACTTTCTGTTGGCAGCATCATTGTCGCGCTTGTTTATTCTTACGTGGTAAGAAGTATTGTTACCTGACGGTAAAGAACCTGCTGTACCATCCCATCCAAGAACAACTTCATGTTGAACTGCTGGTCTGTAATTCTTCCAAGAAACTTCAGTCTTCTCAACATCCATGATGTCCTTAAAGATTAAATCCTTGTTAGGCCCTTGTGATTGAACAATCCTTACTGGACCTGTTACAGGATAACCAGCGATAACCTTGTTCTCTAAGTTCGTTAATATTACCTCTCCAGCATTGGTGTTGAATGGAGTAACTATAGTTCCAACCGCAAGTCCTGAAGAAGTTACGTTTCCTGCGATGAACGTATAAGTATTATGATCTTGTTTTCTTAACATTTTTCTATGTTTTTTTTATTATTAATTTTTAACGTTACTCCAGTGTGTTTATTGGAGGTATGTACTCTTGCTTTTGTTCTTTTATTATTCCTAGAACTAAATCTCTAGCAATGTCTATTATAATCTCCTGAGCAGTCTCATTCAATATACAATTTCTTTGGTTAGTCAGTATTGTTCTATCAACAATTATCTGACTAGCTTTACTGAGATAGTTAATCCTATATCCAGTAATAGTAAACGTTCCATCACTAACAAGTTGATGCCTTCTAGCTGTACCAGAGTTAGTTATATTGCTTGTTTGTCTTGAGTACTGCATTCTCCAAACCAAAGGTTCTAAACCGTCTAGTTTTGGCTTCTTGTACTTGTTACGTTTCAAGCGTCTAAACTCGTGATGAGCTGTAGGTTTAACGTCAATCACTAAAGGATTTCCATCGCAATCAGTTCTATTAACAGTAGCGTCTTCATATATGGTGTACATGAGATCTTCTGGTAAGTCGAAAAATCTACCATCTCTAAGTACCCCAGTCTGACTAGCAGACACAGGGCAATTAAAGAAGTTTATCAATTCTGCTATAGATTGGTTCTTAGCTTCAGTCTCTTCGAAACCTTGACCCTTTCTATTGTTTAAATGGTCGTACTGTTGTTTGATGAAATAATTCTGAGCATTAGTCAAAAAGCTTGACAACTCGAAGTCCTCATACCCTGGCGAACCATTGGTATGACCTCTATCGAGCAAAAGCTCTAATCCATCTGCCATTTCATTACTAGTCATCTTATCTTGTACGGTTTATTCTGTTTTCAATTTGCATTTTTAATTCTTGGTTCTCAGGATCTCTTAAGAAGTATGCCATATCTCTAAGCTCTCCTACTTCCTTCCCGTTATCCAAGGCATAAATATTACCAGCTACTTTCTTGATAGCTTCAACTCTTAAAGCATCATAAATGAATACCTTGTCATCGAACAACTCATCTTCAACGATTTCTAAGAACTTGTTATGGTCTCTTTCAAGAGTTGCCATTACTTTGTCCTTTAAGTAATCAGTGTTGTATCTAGCAGGTATATTATTACCCATAGACTTGATGAAGTTAACCATCTTACTATCTGACCCCATTAGCTCAGCAAGTAAAGCGTATGCTTTAGCTTTGCTCTTAGAATCTTCAAGTCTTTGTGAAAGAACTTTATTCTCATCGACTATGGCGAAGTCAAAGTTTCCGTCAAATCTAGTCTCCCAAGAACTAGCGATAGCCGCTTGCTTCTTAAGTATCATATAGTGTACCATGTGAAGAGGGTCTGAAAGATCTAGTCTTAAACCTTCTCTAGTAACGGTAACTCTTCCTCTAGCGTCTGTTTTCCAAAAATTCTTTATACCACTAATTTCATTAGGAACTGTCATAGTTCCCATGTCACAACCCATTATCTTTTCGAAGAATCCTTGTTGTGTCAATTTTTCATTAGGAAATTGGACAGTATAGAACTGTTCAAAGTTGTCAAATATCTTGGACAAACCACCTTGTCTGAAGAATGGTAACTGAAAGCTACGTTTAGCTCTCTTTAATATGAAAGGTTCGTTATCTACATCTTTACCATTAACTAGTAATGTAGACCACTTACCTGTTCCAGCAACGGGAACAATCTTTACGATTCTGTTCTCTAAAAAGTTTTTCAACTTCTTCACCTTTTTTATCGGCTCTTTAGCTACGATTGGTGCTGCTGGTGTACTCTCTGGAGTTGGGGCAGAAGCAACTACCTTCTCAGTAGTTGCCTTTGCTTTGTTATCTCCTTTATCTAAACTATCTTTCTGTGCTGTCATTTGTTTATTTTTTTAGAAATTAGAAACTGCTAATTGCATGTCAATTATTTTCGTTGGATCTTCGATCATCATTCCTCCTGCCTTCATAAAGTGCACTTGGTATCCATCTACTGACGATACTGCGAATGAACTCGCTGAGTTCTTCTTAGTACCTGGAGAGAACGGATCTCTCATCCCTGGTAAGTACTTCCAGATTAGGTCATCATAACCTTTGGCAGTCGTTCTGTAAACACCTGCTTCTTCTCCGAATCCCATTGTAATCATTCTATGTGATTCAATAGTTCCTTTTCCATCTGGATGTCTACGAGAGAAGTGAGTTTCATCATCGAAGAAGTCGATAATCTCAACAGTTAAACGAATACCATTGTAGTACTCATACTCGTTGAATTGGTATCCATATCCTAACGTGTTCTTAGAACCTAAATTACTAGGACTAGTAGACTTACTAGCGAACCCGTGATTGATGATAGTCCATCTACTTGAAGCTTTAGCCTCAATCTGCTTGTGGATTTCAATTGCTCCCCATTCACCAGTCATAACATGTACGTGACGTTTATCACGAGACATCTTACCAATAGACATATCCAGGATTAACTCCATGTGGAAATCTAAATCGTAAGAGTTATAGTAGTGACGATTTGATGGTGCGATTTGCTCGAAGAAACCTGCACCTGCTTCAATAGCAAATTTAGTTTTATCGTCAAAGTTTAAGTACTTGTGGTCAGAACCCCAGTTACGCTTACCGTAAACTTGCATTCTCGCAAACATCTCTTCACATTGGTGATGAGCAACCATATCTTGATAGTTGATCCATACCTTTTCTTGAATCTTTCCACCATCAGCAGAGAATCCAAATTCTAAAGGTTCGTTATCACCTTTGTTAATTACGTTACCAGGAACTTCATACTCCATTCTCATTTGAGAAAGTCTGTTTTCCATTCTCCAAGGAGACGTAAATGTAGGCTTAGCACCTTGGTAAGATAACGTTGAAGGAGTAGCTCCATAGAATTTAGAGAAGCGAATACCTCTTACTAATTCTTGAACTGGAACGGCAATTCTTAAGTTTGCGTTCAATAACTCTACTTCATACTTGAACAAAGAATCTTCTCCGTAAGCACGCTTTACTAAAAAGTGGTAATCATCTACCTCTCCTTTTAATACGTTTGTTTCTTCGAAAAGCCCTTCTTTAAAGACTAAGATGAAACGTCCTCTTTGAGCTCCTATCACTGCTGGGAAGTTCCCTGCTGATACTGACTCTCCAGTTAATGTTTCTGCATCCTCTAATGGAATGTTCTTTTCTTCTTGTCCTTTCAGCATCCACTGATAGAATCCGTTTTCTTGAGTAACCTCTTTTACAGGAAATCTTGATACAAACTCTCTAAGCTTACCAGAAAGGTTATTCTTATAGATGCTTCTAATAGCTGTATCAATTAACTCAGGCTGTTGTTGGTACAACGTATAAAAATGATTATCGGTAACTAAACCGTTGTAATCAACTGCTTCATACATTTGTAATGGAAGTAATTTTGCCATACTGTGTTATTATTTGCTTTTTTTATTATTATTATTAACTATTCCTTACTTTGCTCCGAATATCTTGCTAAGATTGCTAAGCTTATCCTCAACTGTCTTACTTTCATTCGGTTTGAATCCTTCTGCTGAATCAGAGCTATTTAGTAATGAATCTAATTCGCTAGAAGCTTTAGATTTCGATACCTTCATTAACTTACTGATGTCAGGAGTGAAGTCTCCATTTTTATCTTGTTTGAACACCCCTAAGACGTTCAAGTAATTTATCAATGTTGCGAACCCTTCTGGATTCTTATTCTGTTTGTAGGCGATTTCAGTGAACTTTCTACCGTCTTCTCCAACGTGAACTGTTTCAGACATACTAGACTTAATCTTATCTCTAGTGACTTTGTTCAATGCTAAACCTTCAATGAAGTGATCTTTCTCATCAATCATTGTTGTTATCTTCTGAACAATTTCTTTTTGAGAATTTTCAAACTTTTCTTCAGCCAACTTCTTAGCATCTGCTTGTTGCTTTACAAAAGCGTTTGTCATCGTCTTTAAAGGTTCTACTGAACTTTTAGCTTTATCAGTCAATTTGTCTAACAATTTAGCATCGTCTACCATTTCAGTGATTTGATCGTCAGTTAATCCAGTTGCTTTCAAGTACTTTGTATATACTTGTTCAGCTACCTTTTCATCTTTAAGCTTATCATCTGTAATGTCTTCGTAGAATGCTAAATCTTTAGCTACGTTTATCGCTACACTTTCATCGTCAAACGACGATTCTATTTCTAAGAACTTTTTCTTCGCACCAGAGAACTTGTCTCCATACGAACTTTCAAACTTTTTCTTCTTCTCCTCAAGAGTCTTTTCAACCAACTCTTTAAGATCATCAGCCGACTTAATCTCTCCTTCTTCAAATTCTCCAAGAGCTCCCATTTCTGCTAGTTCTTTTGCGAATACTGAATATTTGTTTTTAGCACCTTCTCCTTCTTCTGGAGGTTTAGCCCCTTCTACAGGAGGAGTTCCTTCTGTAGGTGTATTTTCTGGAGCAGCATCTCTTTTTACTGGGGTTATCTCTACGTAACCTTCAGGCTTAGTGTCTTCCTTGTTAGCTTCAGGTCCTTTCGGATCTTCTGTAGCTCCTGGAGCTTCCTCACCTTTATTCTTTAAATCTTCTAGTTGGCTTACTGGAACTATCTCTAGCCCTTCAAACAAACCATCATTCATGCTGTCAAAATCCATAACGTATTATTTGTTATAATACAATGTTACAAAAATTATAACGTCCTCTAACATTCTTGTCATGACTCGTTATAATAATTATCACTTCGTATTATTGCTGTTTGGCACATTTTTTTTCCTGTCTATTGCTTCCTGAGCTTTGTTGTGTCTTACATTCTCTTTCAGCGTATCTCTTTTTATCTCGTTGTCACTTATTACTTTTTGTCTCTCAAGCTCATTCTTACTTCTTTCAAGTCCATCATCTACACCATTACTGTTAGAATCTAATTTTCTTGATGAATCAATATCTTTCTGACCTACATTAGTATATAGTTCCTCTCTCTTGAAATCTAGTTCCTCTCTTTTTAGAGCCATCTCATCTTGATGCTTTTGAACTTCCCAATCTCTAGCTTCTTTTTTATCTTGAGCATCTAATTGTTGAGCTTGCTTAGCAACTTCGTTCTGTTCCATTTGCATCTTCTCATTACGCTCTCTCAATTCTTCAGCACTATTTTTTAACTTTCTGCTTAACTCTTGTACAGACTCAGATTGATACATATCTATAATATCAGACAATTCTGCATTACCATTTTGTATCGCTGCATGAGCTAACTGTTTAAGATCTGCGAATAACTGAGCGTCACTTGTGCTATCTGAAAGATGCAGGTCAAATTCTGCAGATGGAAACTCATCTATCTGGTCCAAAAATACTTGCCCCATGTCATCTAACATGTAAGCACCGTTTTGAGGATTTGTTTTGTAGGCGAACTGACAAGCTTCAAGATACTTTTTAAGTACCCTTTTTACGAAGTTGTTTTGTATTGAGAACCATTTTTCAGTAATGTGAGACGATTGATTAATCTCTCTCTCAACATTTCCAACAGCTTCATTGCTTCCAATAGCTCCTTCTCTTCCTGCTGATACACCAGTTATTCTACCCATAGTTTGTTCTATATGGAATAACTGATCGTTATACATTTGAATTTCTTTACCATCTCCACTTAAGTCGATAGTAGTTCCTGTTAATGTATTGAATGCACCTGCAGATTTACCTTGAGAAGGGCCTTTTAATATCTCATTTGTTGGGTCTAAGAACCCTAATTTGTTTACTGTTAAGTACTTAATCCAGTCTTCGGCTTCCCATCCTGAAGGTATCATTGATGCGTTTATTAACGCTGCAGACCCTTTATGGGTAGCCAATGCAATCTCTCTTTTCCACCATAGAATATCATAGGCGTAGTCTAATGGCTTGGATATATCTGTTAAAGATGTAGCTCCTACTGTTCCGATATAGTTTGGAGTTACCAGTGATGGATTGACAATCGACCTACCTTGGAATGGAATTACTTCTCCTTTTACATAGATGTCTTCTCCGATCACAGCTATCTTATGCCATTCACTTATCCATCTAACCGCTACAAGCTCTTCCCCAACAACGTCATCAAGAATGTAGTTTTCATTCCTGTAGTCGTACATTGCCTCTCCGTCTTCGTACCATTTAATATATTGTACCTTTCTTTTTCCTTTCCAAGAAACTCTCATTATCCTTATCAGGCCTTGATCGTTTACTGTCGCTCCAAAAGAATGTTGAGACTTTATCTGAGACCCTGGCACTATTTGAACACCGTCAGGACCTTGAGGTCCATATCTATCGAATACACTTTGATCTCCTCCGTAACCATAGCTACCTTGAGAACCTTCTGAGTATTTTTCAATTTTAGTTATATCTGCAGATGACAATTCATCATTATAATCATCCAGTAACTTTCCTGGACCAGAGTACCCAAACTCTACAATTATCTCTGCATCTTCTATTTTCTTAGAATCTCCAGAACCCCATGTGTACATGTTTCTTGGGTCAACTCTTCTAATTACGGGCTTTCCTGCTAGAACATCTATGTAAACCATTTGCTCTGCTGAAACCAATAAATCTTCAAATTCTTCTTCGAATAAGAAAGCTAGGAACTGTTCCTTGTATTCTTTCTTTAATATTTTGTTAGCTGTAATCTCAAGTATGTCTTGGTAGTCGTACTTGATGTATTTTTGAAAAGCTTTGATTTCTTTTTCCAGTTCTTCTTGATTAATAGACTCTCTAGTTATTTTGTCAATTATGAACTTTTCGAATTTCTTCTTGATGTCCTTTTCTTTACTGCTGCTACCTTCCTTATCGTTTGCTGATAGGAAAGCTTTAAAGTCTTTCTTTCTTTTTATGTATTCACCTACAAGTAGGTTTATCTTAGAGTTCCCAATTCCTACGTGCTTAAATTGTGATGGTAATTTATCAAGACCTATGTCGTCTAAATCAATGTACTTTTTGAAATTGTTGATGTTTATCCTGTTCTCTCTCAAGTCAAAATTCTCTTGTTTGTTCTCAAACATTTGTTTCAACCCACCACCATATATAAGAGACTTGGCAAACTCTGCGTTCTTTATGTACCAGTTCTTATTCTTTTTATTAGAGGCAATTTTCTGTGCTGGAAAAGTTGTTACTCTTTTATTGTGTTTGATTTCCATAGTCTTTGTAATTCTGTAAAAATACTAAAAATATCAATACTATTTAAGTATGCCCATTTTTTTAAAGTAGTTGCTCTGTAGGAAACTCTTTTCTACTTTGGTTGCTTCAGTCTTTATAGCTCTGTATTGAGTCTGGTCATGCCACATTAACATACACATAGCTGATACCCTATCAAAGTTGGCATCTGGATTGTAAAGGATACATTCCTTAAGAAGTGCTGGGAACTTTATTGTACTTAACATCCTAACGTCGCTACTCTTATTAATCTTCTCTAACATCCAAGATTTAAAGAATCTAAGACCAGTTTCATTTATAGGACCAGATGCATTTATACCTTTTGAAGTATTCGTTCCAGCTTTGTAGGTGTCTGTATTTCTAAGATGAGGAGGGGTTTCTGCTAGTAAGTATGTCTGCTTTCTGTTTTCGAAGTAAGTGTATAACCCTGGTAAATTCTTCTCATACATTAACGTACCATTGTAATATAGACATAATTTTCTACACATCTCGTAGAAGTCATTAGGATCATCTGTACGACCTGTATATTCAGCAACTATTCTACGTGTGAATCTATTCATTACAAATACCGATGTTAGCGAGTCTGTTGATGATACTGCTTTATCAACTGTATCTCCTCCTAACAAGTAAGTTCCTGCTGGAACTTGTCCATCTACCTTTTGAGGCTTCTCTGAAATTTCTAATGCTCCAACTTTGTTTAGTGATTTCTTTGACAGTGGATAATCTCTAATTGGTTCTAATTCTGTGTCATTTTTAAACTCTACTTCTCCAGCTTCATTGAACTCCAGCTTACCAACAAAATTAGCATCTAACTCTGTACTACTGTATTCTAATTCAGTAAGTGTGTCTTTAAGATCTGCTGCTGGAAAGAATCCTCCTTCAGACACTAAGAATATTTCTGACGGAATAAGAGGTCTGTTAATTATGAAGGAAAAGTACTTCTCTTTAGAAGATCTCTTCATTTCTTCCCTTCTGTCCTTCCAGTACTTCTCAGCCATAGTGAAGTTGGTTAACTTGTTTGGACCTTCTTTGAATCTGTTTACTGCCATTGATGCAGGAACGAAGTATCCAATCTTCTTGGATCTATTCTCCCATTGGTCGTGAAATGCTAAACAGTTGTAATCTTCTGGATTTTCAAATATCTTTTTAAGGTGAGTTACTGAGTTTCCTTTTACAAATCCTCCAGTACCAAACATATATACAGTTCCGTATTGTCTACCATCATCAGATACAGTATCTTCCAGTCCTCCAAGAACTTCCTCGATATTATTCATAAATCCAACTTCCTCAAGCGCAACCAGCGATGGTCTTGAACCTGCAGCTGCTAATGGATCTTTCTCGAATGTCCTATGTATCAGCTTAGAAGCTGACTTTTTAGCCTCTACTGTTTGCTCTGCATTCTTGAACGAACCTTTGCTAGGAACATAAAGTGGAGACGGATAAAACTCTCCTCCAAACCATATTGATCCTGGTAGATTGTCTAATCCAATCGTAGCTTTACTTAGGAGCTCCATAGAATATTTGGCCTCTATAGCACCTACAAGAGTCTCTGATGCGAGTGGTGTTTTATTTCTTTTATTCTCCAAATAGAAGTCATAATCAATAGCTCCGTCAAACATCCAGTTATGTCCAATCCATACTCCTGCATTGTATGATTTACCCGTATTGTGTTGAACTACATAGTCTGACTTTACAAACAAGTGATCCCCGTC